TGTCTGATCCAGCATTGCCTGCCGCGCCGGCAGCGGTTTGAGCACCGCCCGCGCCGACGTTGTAATTGATCACCTGCCCTGGAGTAACGGCCAGGGTCTTCCCGCCGACATACTCGCCAGCGGACCCACCGGCACCGGCGCCGTTCGTAGCCCCTGGTGATCCGCTGCCAGACGCACCGCCCGCCTGCAAATAGGGGGTGATCGAGTAGACATTTGCCGGAACGGTCCACGTCCCGGCCCCGACCGCGGTGATCGCTACCCTCGTGATGCTCACAGTAGAAAGCCCCTGCAATCCGTTTCGCAGATGGTCGAGCCATGTGACGAAGGCAGGCAGCGGTTGCCCATCCTTGTCGACCAACTGGAACGGGACGGGTTCGACATTCATGCCACCCTCATCGCGGCGTTGGTGATGACGACCTTCACCGGGTCAGTGATTCTCACCTTGAAGACGAAGTCACGGCACAGCCCAAGCGAGTACCACACTGCACGCGCGACATAAGAGCCGAGCGCACCGATGGTCTGGAAAATCTCGTTGCCCCAAGTGAACCCACCGTCTTTGCTCCATTGCAGCATCACCTGCGGATTGCTTCCCTGTCCGCTGTTCAGCCCGACACCGGGCTCGAACTCAATGAACAGTTCGCTGATGGAAAACCGGTTTAGGTCATTGAAGACATGCTTCGATACGATCTCCCGCACGATCGGCGTACCGTTATCGGTGTACGCCGTCGGAGAGACTGCGTAGAGCACCCCTTTTCGATAGTCGCTGACGTAGGGAACCGTCTGGTACTCCCAACGAATATCGCCAAAATGTCTGCCCCCATCACTCGAGACAACCGACCACGATTGCGACAGGTCATCGTAGAGGTATGACTTCTCTGGGAAGCTGATCTGGTAGAACGAGTGCGCGTCGAGAGAATAGGTGTACCCGGTTCCCGCACTCAGGTTGCCGATGACGGTGTTCATGTCGTGCGTCAGTTCCGAGTCGACGAGCGGAGTGACGGTATATCCATCAAGCCTACATACCTGGCACTGCCCAAGTTTGTTCTTGCCAAGGAAGATGAGCGAATTGTTTTGGAACTTGTCCACGCTCCATTTCGCCGCCAGCCCCCACTCTACGCCGGCCCCACCGACGCGCCTGAAGATGGCCGTATCCCCTGAGGGCGCCCATATCTCAGTCGTCAGCGTACCGAACAGGAACAACTGCCCGAAGTTGACGAAGACGTGCGTCAGTGGATCTGGGCTCGATTCAGCATTGGCGAAATCAAGTGCCGACCACGTAGTACCGTCATACTGAGAGCACCAATTGAACTGACCAGGACGTGATCCGTTGGGAGCATCAACGATGAAGTATCCGTTGAGGAAGGCCACCGTCGTTGCACCATTGGGGAAGTTCGCCGAGGCAATCTTGACAATGTCTGGGGAACCGATAGGCAATCCAGTAAGGACATTGATAGCTACCGTGTACCCGAAGACACCGTCGACGATGATCAACTGTGCGCCGTTGTCACTGATGCTGACACGCCCAGAGTTGGTCGTCAGCACAACTGTCGACGACACGCTGCCCAAGGTGTTGAACCCGAACACGATGTTCCCGACCACTAGCCACCATGTGCTACCGACAACGCGCACCCCGCGCACGATGTTGCCTATCTGCCCCGGAAGGGTGAACAGCGTCAGGTCGAGGTAAGGAGCAAGCCCAGGCGTGCCGTAGAAGGCCATCGCCGTCTTGTCGGCATCGGGGATTGGCTCTCGGTACAGATTCGTCAGGAGTTGGGAGGTGACGGTGCGTGACTTCGACGAAAAGCCGCGCCCGAACAATGGAACAATTTTGCCGTCGTCAGGCATCTCGGTTGCTAACGCAAACGATGTGATCCTGACGCATAGCCAAGAGCTCGCGACCGCCATGCAGGAACGGTTCAGCCATGCGCGGGTTGAACAGCACCCTGTCTCCAGGTCGCACTATAGGCACGTCGCGGCGCCCGTCGGCGAGAATTTCGCCCGGTCCTACCTGCAGCACGTCGGCCTCCTCACGGTCGTCCGCGGCCTCAGGAACGATCACGCCTGCATCGGTGGTCTGCTCCTGCGTCACTGCCTCCGCGACGATGTAGCCGCCCAATGGCTGAAAGGCATCCATGACGATGCGCCCGATCAGGTGCGCCTCACGCAGCACGAGGTAGTCCACCTCGCCATAGCGCACGCTTTGGCCTTTGTTGCGCCCAAAGACGACTTTGTCGCCGACGGCCACGCTCATCTTGCGCCGCTCGCCTTCGGCCAGAAGCTTGCCGTCGCCGACTCCAAGCACCACCGCAACGTCGCGATCGTCGGCAAGTTGCCGCTCCGCATCATCATCGACGTGGGGGATGACAATCCCCGAGGCGAGCAAACGCTCGACCTTGCTCTTGGCGACAACGACGAGGTCTTGAATCGGACGGAACGGGAGAGTGGTCATGGGTTGTTGTTCCCTGTGTAGATGTTGAATGCGGTGCGATCAGAGATGGGCACGTCCATGTCCATGATCTGAATCTCGCGGTTCAGGATGCGTGCGTTTTTCTCAGCCTTGGCAGCGATGTCGAGCTTCCCGGCAGACAGCGGCTTGTTGTTGATCTCGCCGATGATCTTCGCCAACTGCGTCTTGAAGAACAGGTCATAGGCCGGCGGTGAATTCAGCAGGCTCGCTCCAGACGTGAACTGCGTCAGCACGTTCGAGTAGAAGTAATGGAACACGTCATTGCTGAAGGAAGGCAACGGCCAAAAACTTGCCGTGATGTCGAGCGGGTTGTAGTTGAAAAACACAAACTCAGGCCGACCGGGCGCGGGCTTGTAGATGATGTCGTTGCCCCACTGCTCGACACTGAGTATCTGCATCGGATGGGTGACGTTAGACGCATCGACGATGTTTACCGTCTCGATCTGGTTCGGACGCACCGCGGGGAGGTTGGTGCCAGACGGTCCGAGGGTGTACGTCTGCGTGCCCGACACCAGCGGCATCGTTCCCTCTTGGATGTCGAACACCGTGAACTGCTCGTTGCTCATCGAGTCCAGCAACGAGTTGAGAAAGCGCAGGCCGACCGCCACGCTGTTCGCGTCAAGTGCGTTGTACTGGTCGCCTATCCCGGCGAACAGGTAGGCGTCCTGAATGATCTCGCCGGCAGTTGAGGTCGCGGTAGTCACAGTATTCCGATCACTGAGTTCTCGTCGACCACATCGACGGTGCCATCGTCGACGACGAAGGTGTCGACACGCGACGAGTACAGCACCCGATCGCCCGCGGCTACCTCGAGCGGGCACCCGTTCTCATGCTCGGTGCCGACAGCGGATACAAGCCCGACGTGGGCATCGCGCATGTCTGGCGCCGGCAGGATGATGCCGGAGGCGAGCGTCTGCTCTCCCCCAAGCCTCGCCACGGCCAGTCTAGGGCCGAGAGGTAGCATCAGCCTTGTCCGGCGTCGTGGCGTCGTTGTCCTGGTTGATGATCGGGATGGTGTACGGGACCACCTCGATCGTCGGCTTGCCTGGAGCGGTCTGCACGCCGAATGCCGACGGCGACTTCTCCCAACCCTTGCCGAGCTTCGCCAGGTCTTCGGCGCTGTTAATCAGCGCAGTGTCGAGCACGGCGCCGTTCTTGCGGAACATCCAGCGCGGGTACTCCTGGTGCTCATACGGGTTCTCATAGTCCACTTCCGGTAGCGACTTGTTGTAGAGCATCAAGTCTTGAGCCGACAGAGACTTGTATTCGATGTCCGTCATCTTCGCGAGTTCTTTGCGTGCCATGTCATCTCCAGTTGGAACCCGACCCCTTGCGGGGCCGGGATGATGCAGTTGCCTTAGTTCGTCAGCACGCACCCAAGTTCTGGATAGAGCGCCTTCAAACCGTACAACACGTCGGTACGAGACGGGAAGCGGTCGTTGTTGATGTCGAACGCACGCACGATCCGCAAGCTGATGCTCTTGTAGACCTTGCGTTCTGCCATGTCCACACCCTTCGGCAAAACCATGTCAGCGAACGCGATCGTGAGCGCCGACTTGTGGAAGCCAAGGTTTTGGGGCAGGGATTGGGCAGCGGTCCCGCTGATCGTCAGCAACGCGCCACCAGCAGGCGATATGCTG